CGCACAATCCGAGCAGCACAAGAATTAGAAAAAGCAGCTGAGTTATATGCCAAAGAGCCAGTTCCAACAATGGTGCTTAAATCAAATGGCACGAACTTAACTCCAGAGCGAATTACAAAACTTTTAGAATCTTGGAAGGTTGCTAGAAACACAAGAGCAACTGCATTCTTAAATGCTGATGTTGAATTAACTGCACTTGGCTTTGATCCACAAAAATTGCAATTAAATGAAGCACGTCAATACTTAGCAACAGAGATTGCAAGAGCAGTTGGCATTCCGGCATCTTTTGTGTCTGCTGAAACTACTAGCATGACATACAGCACGACTGTAATGGAGCGTAAAGCCCTTATTGATTTCAGTTTAAGAAATATCATAACTCCGATTGAACAAAGATTATCTGCTGCGGATTTTGTGCCAAATGGAGTTGAAGTTCGCTTTGACATTGATGATTTCTTAAGAGGCTCAGCATTAGAGCGTGCACAAGTTTACGAAATCCTAAACCGAATCGGTGCGATGAGCATCGAACAAATACAAGAAGAAGAGGACTTAATCCGATGAAGATTAGTTTCCCAATTACCCTAACCGCAGCTGATAGCAACAAGCGCACAATCTCAGGAAAGATCGTTGCCTGGGATGAGGCTGGCAACACATCTGCTGGAAAGACAATTTTTAGCAAAGACAGCATTGATTTTTCAAAGCCAGTTAAATTATTACTAGAGCACGATCACACACGCCCAATTGGCAAATTACAAGACATCACAGCTGACGATCAAGGCATTCAAGCAACTTTTAAACTTGCAAAAACTTTTGCAGCTGATGATGCTTTAGAAGAGGCAGCAACAGGACTTCGTGATGGTTTCTCAGTAGGTATCTTGGTTGATGCTTGGGATAACAAAAATGGAGCGATGGTCATTACAGCATCGACCTTAAAAGAAGTTTCTCTTGTTTCAGAGCCAGCAATAGATTCTGCCCGAGTTTCAGAGGTAGCAGCAAGCGAAACACCAGCAACACCAGAGAATTCCGAAGCAACCGCTGCGGAAGAACAACCACAGGAGGACACAGTGTCTGAGATTACTTCAGAAGCCCCTATCGCAACCGAAGCGGTAGAAGCGGCAAAATCTGAGCCAGTGGCAGTTAGTGCAGCAACACCAGTTGCTTACACAAAGCCACGCTCACCAATCAATAGCAAAGCAACATACCTAGAGCACTCAGTTCGTGCAGCACTAGGAAATGACGACAGCAAGATGTACGTTCGTGCAGCTGATGACACAACATCAAACAACGCAGGACTTGTTCCAACACGTCAATTGACAGAAATCATCAACCCACTTTCAAACGCAGATCGTCCAGCAGTGGACAGCGTTTCTCGTGGCGTTCTACCTGATGCAGGCATGTCATTCGAAATCCCTAAAATCACAGTTGTACCTGTGGTTCAAGAGGAAACTGAAGCCGATGCAATTATCGAAACAGGATTAACAAACTCATTCTTAACTGTAAACGTTAAGAAGTACGCTGGCGGACAAACATTCTCAGTTGAATTGTTAGATCGCTCATCACCAGCATTCTTTGACGAGTTAGTTAAGCAAATGGAATTCGCTTACATCAAAGCAACAGATGTTGCAGTTATCGCTGGCTTAGTTGCTGGTGGAACAGATGGCGGAAACCGCACACTAGATGCAGCAGGACTTCTTGATTTCGTATCAGATGGATCTGTTTCAATCTACAAGAACACACTTGGAACAGCAACAAACATTCTTGTTTCACCAGAGCAATTTGGTGCAATCATGAACCTTGCTGACAATGGTCGCCCAATTTACCAAAACCTAATTGGCAACCAAAATCAAGGTGGAAACCTAACTGGTCAATCACTTGGCGGAAACTTGCTTGGATTAAACCTACGAGTATCTCGCAACATGGCAGTTGGAGCACCAACAGCTGATGATTCACTTTGCTTAATCAATCCAGATTCATACACATGGTACGAGTCAGCACGTACACGCCTACAAACTAACGTAGCGTTGAACGGACAGATCGAAGTTTCTTACTATGGTTATGGTGCACTAGCAACAAAGGTAGGCGCAGGCGCATACCGATTCATGGTTGCATAGTCTGTAAGTAAATTAGTGCCTGGGGTTGCTCCCGATCTCAGGCATCTTTTAATGGGAGTTTAGAGAGGAAGATATGCCATCAATTATCACAGCCACCGAGTTGCGGTCAGTGCTTGGCGTATCTTCATCTCTTTATTCCGACAGTTATTTAAATGAAATAATTGATACCGCAGAAGGCGTGATCCTTCCAATGTTAGTTCAATGGAAATCTGAAGTTGTAGCACATAAATGCTCCTCAGATGTAGAAACAATTTACACAATGCGCCCGCACGATTTTTATGTTGGACAAATTGTGGATATAACTGGCGTTGGTATCCATTCATTATTGAATAAAACAATTACAACAATTCCAACTGCTTATTCATTTACAGTTGTTCATGATATTGCAGATCATACTTTAGAGAAGGTTATTCCATCAGGTTTAGCTGCTGATAATTCTCCAACTTCATATGTAGGAATTCAGCCAGTTCGATCAGCAACCTTCGCAGTATCTTTAGAAGTATTCCAATCTCGTCTTGCAGGTGGCGGACAGATTGAAGGCGTTGATTTTACAGCTACACCTTTCCGCATGGGTCGCTCCCTATTCAATCGCTGCGTAGGTTTATTGGGGGCTTACATAGATGTTGAAAGCATGGCTCAATAATGCCATCAACAATCTTATCCTCAGTTAGACAACCCTTAGCAACAGCACTTGCATCAGTAGCAGGCAACGTTTATGCATTCGTGCCTGAATCAGTAATTCCACCAGCAGTCGTGGTTGTGCCAGATAGCCCATATCTTGAATTAGAAACAATCAGCAAATCTGCTATTCGCACAAAGATCAATATGACTATTTCAGTGGCAGTTGCTTACAACTCAAATCCAGCAAGCCTGGACAATATCGAGCAACTCATTTTAAGTGTTCTGGCAGTTATCCCAGCAGGATACATAGTCAGTTCAGTTGAACGACCTACAGTTCAAACAGTTGGAGCAAGTACTCTGCTTATCGCAGATGTTCGAGTTTCTACCTATTACACACAAACCGCATAAGGAGAAATCATGGCCACTACAGTAATAACAGGTCGCGATGTTTCGTTGTCTTTCACAGGTGGAACAGACATCGAAGCACAAGCGACAAACGCAGTTCTAACCAAAGAGTTTGATCGTCAAACTTACCAAACACTTGATGGCGAAGCCTACAAAGTTGTAAACACATCTGGCACATTCCAATTGGACATGCTTGCTGACTGGGGTAAAACTTCATCAGTATGTGAGGCACTTTGGACTGCTTGTGATACATCACCAAACGCAGAAATCTCAATTACACTTACAGCTGCAACTGGAGCGCAATTCGTGTTTCCAGTATTGCCAGTTTACCCAACCGCAGGTGGCTCAGGAGTAGATGCTCAAACAGTATCTTTTACATTCCCAGTTGCTCGTGGCGAAGTTGTCGAAACCTTCAGCTAAAGAATAAAACGGGAGCAAACAAAATGAAACTACCAATCACAATTGAATACAACTCAGGAGAGCAAGCCACTTATATAGCCCAACCTCCTGAGTGGGCAAAATGGGAGAAGCAGACAGGAAATACGATTGGACAAGCCAAAGAAAAGATTGGCATGTGGGATCTTATGTTTTTGGCTTATCACGCCCATAAGCGTGCTATCGCTGGCGACAAACCAGTCAAGCCAATGGATGCCTGGATGGAAACAGTCGCAGACGTAATTGTCGGTGATGCGGATGACCCAAAAGTCATCCAGAAGGAAGCGTAAGCCGATTACTTGTTGCGGTGGCAATAGCCACACAGATTCCAATGAGTGAGTGGGAAAGCGCAGAAGATTTATTAACTGCAGTCGAGATTCTTAAGGAGCGTGGATAATGGCAATCAGCACCGAGCCGTCAATCTTCTACTCCAAAAGAGAATTAGGTCAGATTGCAAAGGTATTGCGTACGATGAGCGATGTTGCTATTGCCGAAAGCAAGAAGCGTGTGCAACAGATTGCAGATAAAGAATTAAGTGCCATTCGCGCAGTTGCAAGCGGTAGAGGTAAAGTTGCTCAAAGAATTGCAGATGGCGGTAAAGTAAAGAAATCATCTTTGCTGGGTGAGATCCAATTTGGCTTTGCTTCACAAAGATTCTCTGGCGGTGCAACAACTCAATTTAACACACGCAACGATACTCCAGGCAATCGCAAAGGTATTGGCGCAGCTACTGAGTTTGGATCTGCAAAATATCCACAGTTTCCAAGATGGAGTGGCCCTATGCCTAAAGGCCCAGGATCACGTGGATGGTTTATTTATCCAACAGTAAGAGCACTACAGCCAACAATTATAAAAGAGTTTGAAGATGTAATTTTAGAAATTAGAAAAGAGTGGACAGATGGCCAGTAGAACCTTAACGCTTGCACTAGCTGCTGATATTGACGATCTTAAAAAAGGTTTAAAAAAGGCTGACGATGAAATACAAACCTTTGGCGATAAGGTAAACACCTTTGGCAAAAAGGCTGCTGCTGCATTTGCAGTCGCTGCTGCTGCTGCAGTTGCCTATGGCACTAAATTAGCCGTTGATGGCGTTAAAGCAGCCATTGAAGATGAGCAGGCACAGTTAAGGTTAGCAAAGGCTTTAGAGAGTGCCACAGGGGCAACCAACGCCCAAATTAAGTCCACTGAGGACATGATCTTAAAGACATCTTTAGCCACTGGCGTAGCAGACGATGAACTTCGTCCAGCCATGCAGAGATTGGCAGTATCTACAAAAGATGTCGGCGAAGCACAAAGATTATTAGCACTTGCCTTAGACATAAGTAAAGGATCAGGAAAATCTCTTGAAGAAGTAGCCAATGCACTTGGCAAGGCTCAGGATGGAAATACAACTGCACTTGGCAGATTGGGTTTAGGTTTATCCAAAGCTGAATTAGCAACACTTTCATTCACAGAAATACAGGCTAAATTATCGGAGTTGTATGGTGGCGCAGCAGCTGCTAATGCTGAAACCTTTCAGGGTAAGATGGACAAAATTAAAGTGGCATTTGATGAGGCTCAGGAATCGCTTGGAACTTATTTACTGCCACAAATTGAAAAATTTGCAGATTATTTAAACACTACTGGCATTCCAGCCTTAAATGGATTTATTGCAGGATTGACAGGCGATCAAGGTCTAATTGCAGGATTAGATGCAACAGGCAAAAAGTTTGTTGGTTTTGGAGAATTTGTTAAAACAGTCGCAGGACTTATTGCGGGAATGATTACATTCTTAAAAGAAGCAATTGGTTTACTTGTTGAATTAATCAATACTTTTATTCGTGCTTACAACATTATTCAAACAGGAACAGATGTTCCATATATTCCTAATCCTTCTTCAACTACTGGAATGCTAAGGAATGACCCAATAGTGCCAAGCGTGCCAGCCAACACCCGAGAAAATCGCACAACAGTGGTAAACAACATCACAGTTAAAGCAGTAGATTCTGAAGGTGCTTCAAGAGCTGTTGCAAAAGTATTAACTCAATCCTCAGCCAGATCAATCCCAGCATTAGCGGGTTCAAGCGTTCGAGGTAATTAATGACTGTTTTTACTCCTGAATGGCAACTGTTTGTTAATGGTGTTAATTACACAAACGTGGCAATCTCAGAAATATCCCATGAGAGTGGTCGCACAGATATTTATCAGCAACCCAATCCAGGATACATTCAGGTTGATTTAGTTGCATTAAACAATGAAACTTATGACTTCCAGGTAAACGATGGATTAGCACTTCAGATCAAGAATACTTCAGGCACTTATGTATCAATCTTTGGTGGGAATATCACAGACATAACAGTTTCAGTCGGTGCGACTGGATCAGTTGGCACAGTTCTTGGATATTCAATTATTGCACTAGGTGCACTTGCTAAATTGCCAAAAATGATTACAACTGGAATTTTATCTCAGGATCAAGATGGTGATCAGATTTACGCACTGCTTAGCCCGTTCTTATTAGGCAATTGGAATGATGTGCCAGCAGCTGAAACTTGGGCTGCTTATTCAGCAACAGAAACTTGGAATAATGCGGTCAATATAGGGTTGGGCGAAATCGATCAACCTGGTCAATACACAATGGAAAACAGATCATCTTCAGAAGATACTGTTTACAACATAGCAGCCTTAATTGCTAACTCAGCCTTTGGTTATTTGTATGAGGACAATGTTGGGAATATCGGGTATGCAGATGCAGCTCATCGTCAGGCTTATGCAGCAGCAAATGGTTTTATTGAAATCTCAGCAAATACAGCTATCGGGTCAGGATTAACCACAAAAACCCAGATTGGCGATGTGCGAAACTCAATAGCCATCAATTATGGAAATAACTTTGGATCTCAAAAAACTGCATCTGATTTAGATTCAATCGCAACTTACGGCTATAAGGCTCAAACTATTAGTTCAGTCATTCACGATGCAACCGATGCTCAAGATGTAGCTGATCGGTATATCTCACTGCGAGCCTATCCAAAGCCAAACTTTGATAGCATCACATTCCCAATTACCAACTCCGAAATGGACGATGCTGACAGAGATGCCCTATTGGGGATCTTTATAGGTCAGCCTATTATGATCACAGACTTACCTTCTCAGATTTCTACTGGAGGAATTTTTGAGGGGTATGTTGAAGGATGGAATTGGAGCACATCTTTCAATCAACTATTCTTAACCATCAATTTGAGCCCAATTGAATTCTCTGCAGTATTCCAGGATTGGTCAGAGGTCAATGCTTCAGAGGCTTGGAACACATTATCAGGTACAATTACCTGGCAGACAGCGATAGGAGTAATTTCTTAATATGGCAACAACGACCAACTATGGGTGGACAACCCCAGATAATACCGATTTGGTTAAGGATGGCGCACTTGCCATTCGTACTTTGGGATCTTCTGTTGATACAACTACCAAAGCCCTAAACCCATCAACAACTTTAGGCGATATTGAATATCGTTCTGCAACTGCAAACACCAACACAAGATTGGGAATTGGTACAACTGGACAGGTTTTAACTGTCGCTAGTGGAGTTCCATCATGGGCAACTGCTGCAACTGCTAATTCATTAACTTTAATCAATACTGGTGGAACAGCATTATCCGGAGCATCAACTACTGTCACTTTATCAGGAACATATAAAAACCTTTATATTGAAATTGATGGTTTTTATGGAGCAAATCTTTCATTTATGATGATGCAATTTAATAGTGATACTACGCAAGCAAACTATTTCCACACTGGCACAAGAGCAACTGGCGGAACAGCAGCAGTTTTTGGTTTTAATCCACAATCTTTAATTAGTGCTGACAATGTTCAAAATTCATCAGCAAGTGCTACAAATAAACTAGCGATGTATATTAGCAATTATTCATCATCTACAATGTATAAAACAGCACAGGTTTCACAAATACACAATGTAAATGCTACTGATGTTAAAACTGCAATATCAACTTATGGTTGGAAAAATACTGCAGCCATTACAAGTATTAAAGTCTTAATGGATAGCGGTAACTTAGCAGCAGGAACAATCTATGTATATGGAGTGAACTAATGACGAAGCCAATAGTTAGAATACACAATACCGAAACAAATGAAATCATTGATAGAGAAATGACCAATGCTGAGTTTTCGCAATATGAAAAGCAACAAGCAGAATCACTAGCGCGAAAAGCACAAGATGAAGTAAATGCAAATGCAAAAACGGAGTTATTAAATCGTCTGGGCATTACAGTTCAAGAAGCACAACTACTTCTTTCCTAAATGAAACCCTGGATTAGCAAATCTGTCATTCAATTACGGGAGCAAATTGATGACTGTTTCCCAGATCGGGATCGTTCTTCTGATGGTATTTTTGGGGATGCTAGGCATGCACTTAAAAAGAGCGATCACAATCCGACTAGCGATACGGGTGTGGTTCGGGCTATCGATGTGGACAAAGATTTAAATAAGATTAAAACTCTTAGCCTGGATTTATTTGAACAGTTGAGATTATTTGCAAAGGCAGATAAGAAGAAACGCATCACTTACATAATCCATAATGGTAAAATATGTTCTGCTAA